TCGGGTCAAACGTGTATTGCGAACATCTTAACGAGTTAACCGTTGAAGAAAAACGGCTTTTTGAAGCAATCAGGTTTATTCAAGCAATTAAAATGGCTCAATAAAGTCAAGCGTTCTTTGGTATATTTTTTTAGTCTTCTACCAGCATCAATTACTATGATAAAACACTTTTTCCCTCCCAAATGTCGGAAAATGTCGGACGAAAGTTGTAGGAACATGGTCACTGGTGGCGAATTGTGGGGGTGGGGGAGGGGATATTGTGGCAAGGAAATATGTAAGATTTAATTATTTTGAGGTCCAGTTGGTACCTGCGCAAGTAGTAGTTTTGGAGGATTTAGACGAGGAACAACAAGTCCAGATTCCTTATCAGGCTGATGCCTGGGATATGAGTGGGTTCTTGGATTACCTTATGGCTTACAGAGAGCATTTCAGAACAACGGTCCCAGTCGGTGACGAATATGCAGAAATTGAAAAAGATAGCTACAGCTATGATCAACGAACCAATATTTATGGATTCCAATTATCTAAGTTAAGGGACAAAAATATCCCTTCTAAAAAAAGATTTGGCGAGATAAAAGAAGAAATACTCTTAGACCAAGATGAATTTATTGGTGAATTCACAAGCATACTTTATGACAACAGTTATAAGGCAGTAATGGTTCAGTCAAACCTTTATGGTTTAAGCACAAAGCAAATTGAGCATGTATTGACACAACTTAGGTTTCGGTACCTAGACACTTTGGGGACACCTGAAGCAAATCCTCTTGTTGTCAAGCTTGCTCCAATAATCGACAATTCCAAGATAACTAGAGTCATCAATGCGGATTATTACAAAAAAATTAGAATTCGTGCTTCGGATGTAATGCTAGATGCGGTCTTGGGGGAAAATGGCTTGTTGAGCGATACCAGAAGGATGTTAATGGAGAGTGCAGGTTTACACATTGATATAACTATTTCAATGGGACGAACAGAAAAAACTTCTTCCCTTAACCAAGAAAATATTCGGAATGTAATTGAGCAATTCTGGGAATTAGATGAACGAATTAGACCACAAATCGAATTAACCGCGCTTGAAAATGAAGAAGCTGCAATAGAGACAATTAACTTGGTTGAACCGCGGATGACAGACCGGATATCAATCGAGGTTGAACCAAGGACAACAGTCGCACATGAGTTTCTGTTTCAAAATATGCTACACCTGTATAATGAGAGGAGAGCAGACGTTAGGAGAATTTTACGCCCCCTTTGATGAGGTGATGCTAATTGGCTAATGATCAACAAAGCCGGATAGGGAGGTTTTTTAACGGAATCGAAGATTTTTGGGTAAAATATTCTGTTTACATTTGTGTCATACTCGGATTATTTTCGGGTGTCTTACATTTCTTTGGTTTATTGGTAAATGTAAGGCAATCAACTGCTAATATTGTAACATTTGCGTCCATTGTGATAGGTGTTACGGGCGTTTTTCTTACTTTGTTAATCACTCTACAAGAGAGTCCTGTTTTCCAAAGACTGAGGGAATTCTTCCCAGCAATTCAAACAAAACTTTACACAAGCTTACGCTCATTGATAAACCACGGCTTGATTGTTGTTATATTGTCAATTGGCATTAATAGTATGCCTCCGTCCCCATATAAATGGCTTGCCTCTTTGGGGGTGACCGTTTGGTTTTATTTTTTCTGGTCAATGAGCCTTGGGGCGTTCTATGCTGTTAAGCTTGTTACAGACCTCATTGTAAAAAATTTCAATATTCCGACCAGAAAAAGTAGACAATGATTAGGTTTAGCCTAGTATTTTGGCCAGAAGAAAATTAGAAGTAGATAGCACCCTACGCGGTGCTTTTTCTTTTGGAGGTGGGTGACGTGTAGTGCGACAATTTGTCGACCCGGATACCGGGGAAGTGTTTTTTGAGGAGAAAATCCTCCGGCGCCCGGACGAGATCGTGAAGGTCTTCCGGCCAGCCGGCCGCAGCGCAAAATTCGTGAAGATCAAAGCCAGCCAGAAGGCCAAGCGACGGCTCAGAAAGCTGTCACTCGCCGAGGCTGGTTTTTTGTTGAAGATCGCGCCGTATGCCAGTGAGGGAACCAATCTCCTGCTGGGGGACAACGAGCGCGGCCAGAAAGGCGTGCCGCTGACGATCAAGGATCTGGCTCGGATCGCTGATTGTTCATATACCCAGGCACGAAAAATTGTCAGGACGTTCACCGAGCAGCGAATTCTTCGGTGGACCGAAATTGCCGGAAGGGCAGCGTTGGCTATCAACCCGCTGTATTCCCTCAATGGGAAGGCCGCGGATACCAGCCTGCTGCAGTTGTTCAGACAGGAGATCACAGAAGCCGGCGAAGACCCGAATTCTGAATAGGGGGTTGCCAGAAACCAAGAGGCCGCGAAACCTTGCGGCTGTAAGGTCCATCCTCGTTTTTGGTGGTGCCACGAAACGTATACTTTTTGTGCGAAAAAGTGACACGGTGGTTGCGCTCAAAAAATGGCCTCCAAGCCTTGCAAGACAAAGGATTCAGCCGTTTTGGGGCTGGCAATATTCTTTATTCTTATATCTATTGCCACGGAGTTTAGGAAACCGCATCTGACCCGGTTGGAAACACACTTCTCGAACTGTTTTTTCTTATGGAGGGATTAAGATGCCAAGTAAACCAAAGCGACCGTGTTCCTACCCGCGCTGTCCGAATCTCACCACTGAGCGGTACTGTGAACAGCACAAGAAGCAAGCGGCCAAGCGGTATGATCAGGAACGTGGTACAGCTGCACAGCGCGGGTATGGTCCCCGTTGGCGCAAGGTAAGGATGATGTTCCTGCGACAGCATCCGTTGTGTGTGGAGTGCCAGAAGGCGGGCAGGCTGACACCAGCAACAGTCGTTGACCATATCATTCCTCACAAGGGTGATATGGTTTTGTTTTGGGATGAGTCGAATTGGCAGGCGTTGTGCAAGCCGTGTCACGATAGGAAGACTGCGAAAGAGGACGGAGGGTTTGGGAGGTGAGCGTCGTGGATGTTCTGGTTGTGTGTTACTTCGCCATTGGCTTGTTCTACTTAGGTACGATCATGCCGGCAGTAGCCAAGTCAGTAGCTGGGCGGCATAGAGAGGAAGACAAAACCATCGTGTCGGTTTGCGCTTTGATCGTTGCGTTGCTCTTTGCTCCACTGTGGCCGCTGTTTGTCGGGGCGAGTCTGGCGAGGAAGATTAAAGGGTGAATGGAGGATCAAACATGGACGCAAAAAGACTGACGGCTGAAGTAAAGACAGCATCTTGGTATGGAGTATTGGCTGAATCTATGAGCACAACGATGATCAAAGCTGTTGAGGCTGGGATGCCTGCGTATCTCGCTGAAGAAGCGATCAAAACAGTCATGGGAATGGCATTGAAGCATGCGGTGATAGTCGCGGTCAAACGGCAGGGGTAGGGGGATCAAATCTCTGGAAACCTCGCGTTATAAGACCGCGCGCCCCCCAAGCGCGCACAAAATTCCCTAAATGAAATCTCGGAAAGGAGGTGCTTGTCGTGGCCAGACCGAGACAACCGGTTAACCTGATCTTGCTCAAAGGGAAGAAGCATCTGACGAAAGCCGAAATTGAGGAACGCAGACGGACGGAGGTCAAAGCGAAGGCCGACAAAGTGAAGCCTCCGTCATATTTGTCGCCTGAGTTGAAACGGGAGTTCAAGAAAATCGCCAACGAACTCATGCGCATTGACCTGATCTCCAATCTCGATGTAGACGCGCTGGCCCGTTACCTCCAGTCCAGAGAAATGTACCTGAAGGTCACGGACGAGCTGTTGAAGCGGAGACCGGTCAAGGAGATTCTGGAGACGATCCGGGACGATGACGGGAAGGTTCTCGGTGTACAGTCGCACGAGGCCGTAAGTGACGCATACTCTGAACTGCTCTTGATGCAGGACAAACTGTTCAAACAGTGCCGGGCCGCAGCGAGCGATCTTGGCTTGACGATCAGCTCGCGGTGCAAGCTGGTCATTCCCAAACCTCCAGAAGAGAAGCCGAAATCCGAGGAAGAGCAGATGTTTGGTGATGTCTTATGATCGAGGAACTGATTAGGCGAGTCGTCCACTACGCCGAGGACGTCATCGACGGTCGGATCACTGCCTGCCGGAAGCACCGTCTGGCGTGCGAGCGGTTCATCCGGGACATCGAGCGCAGCCAGGCGGACGACTTCCCTTACGAGTTCGATGCCGAGGAACTCTACCGGTTCTATCGGTGGGCAAGGATGTTCAAGCATACCAAAGGGGTACTGGCCGGTCAGCCGATCGAGCTGACGGACTTCCAACTGTTCATAGTTGGGAACATTTTCTGCTGGAAACGCAAAGAGAGTGGGCTGCGCCGGTTCCGCAAGGCGTACATTCAACTGGCCCGTAAAAACACAAAGTCTCAGCTGCTTGCCCTGATCGCCAGCTACGAGTGTTTCATCTCGCCGGAGCAGTCTGAGATCTACATCGCCGGCTGGGGACGGGAGCAGTCGAGTATCGTCTACAACGAGATCCTGTCCCAGATCCACGCGGCTGATCTGCTGAAGGGCAAGTTCACCGACTCTTACGGGCGGATCCGGCACTTGAAGAGCGGTTCGATAATCCAGCCGCTGTCGAAGGAAGCGCGCAAGACTGGCGACGGGAAAAACCCGTCCCTGGCTATCATCGACGAGTACCACGTCCATGAAACCAGCGAGATTTACGACGTGCTGGTTTCTGGCATGGTCGCACGGGCCAATCCCCTCATCGTCATCATCACCACGGCCGGCTTTGACCTCGACACGCCCTGCTTCACGGAGTACCAGTACGTGTCGGACGTGTTGGACCCGGATTCGCCGATCGAGAACGAAGAGTATTTCGTCATGATCTGCGAGCTGGACAAAGACGACGACGTGAAGGATGAGCGCAACTGGATCAAGGCCAACCCGATCGTCGCCACCTACGAGGAAGGCATGGCGTTCCTTCGAGGCGAGTTGCAAGCGGCTCTCGACGTGCCGGAGAAGATGCGCAACTTCCTCACGAAGAACATGAACCTGTGGGTGGACCATAAGGACAACGGTTACATGCCGATGAACGAGTGGCGGGCCTGCGCGATCTCCGGAAAGATCGACCTGGACGTGCGCGAGTGCTACATTGGCGTGGACCTTTCAAAGAAAATCGACCTGACGAGCATCGGCGGCGTCATCCCCTTGGGAGACGGCCGCTTTTATGTTTGGTCCCACAGCTTCATCCCGGAGGACACGCTCGCAGCCAAACGCAAAACGGACAAATTCCCGTATGATCTTTGCGTGAAGGAAGGATGGCTGACAGTCACCCCGGGTGCGGTGGTGGACTACCGGTTCATCCAGGAGTACATCAAACGCCTGGAGGCAGAAAACCTGTGGTCCATCCGTGAAATTTGCTATGACCCGTACAACGCCACGCAGTTCGCGCAGGAGATGGAAAGCGACGGCTATACCTGTGTGGAGATCCGGCAGGGCATCCGAACGCTCTCGGAGCCGACGAAGTTCCTGCGGGAGCTGGTGTTGTCTCGGAGGCTTTTGCACGACGATAACCGTCTGCTGAACTGGGCCGTCGGGAATGCAGTCGTCCGGCAGGACCACAACGAAAACATCATGCTGGACAAGGACAAGTCAACGGATCGTATTGACCCGATCGCCGCGGTGGTCAACGCCATGGTGCGGGCGATGTTGCAGGAAGGGCCTTCAGTTTACGAGGAAAGGGGGATTATAACGTTATGAAGCCGGATCTTAGCGACCTGCTCGTACTGATTGGCCTGATAATTTCTGGAACAGGCGTCTGGATGATTTCGCCACCAGTGGCCCTGATCGTGGTTGGCGCAATCATTTTCCTTGCTGGCATTGTGTTGGCCCGGTCGAAAGGTGGTGATAAAGCATAATGGGGATTTTGTCCAATCTGCTTGAAAGACGCTCCACTCTCGTTAGGCCGGACCAATGGTTTATCGAATGGCTTTCCGGGGGCTCGCCTTCGTTATCCGGCGTGACAGTCAATGAACAGACAGCTTTGAACAACGCTGCGGTACTGGCCTGTATCCGCATCATCTCAGAAACAATCGCTTCACTGCCGGCCATCACTTACCGACGGAGGGCAGACGACGGCAAGGAGAGGGCGACCAGCCACTATCTCTATCCGATCCTGCACGACGAACCCAACCCGGAGATGACGGCCTTCACCTTCTTCGAGACCCTGTCAGCCCATGCGGTGTCATGGGGGAACGCTTACGCCGAGATTGAGTGGGATGATTTCGGCAAGGTGAAAGCCTTGTGGCCACTCCTTCCAAACCAAACCTGGATCAACCGGGCAGCCGACGGGTCCATCTGGTATCACACGACCATCCCGAGAACCGGGGAGATGGTGGCCCTGCCCGCCTGGCGCGTGTTGCATGTACCGGGGCTTGGGTTTGATGGCCTGCAGGGTTATTCGGTGATCCGGATGCATCGAGAGGCGATTGGACTGGCGATTGCGACGGAGAGGTACGGGGCCAGCTTCTTCGGGAACGGGGCAAGACCGGGCGGCGTTCTGGAACACCCGGGAAAACTCAGCGAAGAAGCACAAAAGCGACTGCGGGCTTCCTGGAACGAGATGCACCAAGGGCTGGACAAGCAGCACCGCATCGCCATTCTCGAAGAGGGAATGAAGTATCACCAGATCGGCCTTCCGCCGGAAGACAGCCAGTTCTTGGAGACGCGGAAGTTTCAAGTGACGGAGATCGCCCGAATGTTCCGGGTGCCGCCGCACCTGTTGGCGGATTTGGAGAGGGCCACCTTCTCCAACATCGAACACCAGTCCTTGGAGTTCGTCGTTCATACCATTCGCCCTTGGCTGGTGCGATGGGAACAGGCCATCCGGAAAAAGCTCCTTTCTCAACGAGAGAAAAGGAGCATTTTTGTTGAGTTCTTGGTCGACGGTCTGCTCCGAGGCGACTACAAAAGCCGCCAAGAAGGCCTTGCTATCATGCGACAAAATGGGATCATCAACGCTGATGAATGGCGCCAGCTTGAAAACATGAATCCGCAGGAAGGCGGGCAAGGCAAGGTCTATCTGGTCAACGGCAACATGGTCCCTGTCGGCCAGATCGGGGCGCCGAAAGGAGGTGAGGGAGATGGACAAGAAGGAAATCCGCTCAATCCTCCTGCCGGGGAGTAAGCCGGAGATCCGCAAGGAGGAAGGGGAGCCGACGAAGATCATCGGGTATGCAGTGCGGTGGGATCAGCTTTCTCACCCGATCTGGGGGTTGTTCCAGGAGAGGTTCCGCAAAGGCGCCTTCACCAACCGGATGCAGGACGTGTATGCGTCTTGGCAGCACGACGAAAGAGAGGTGCTGGGACGGACGCCCAACACGCTGGTTTTGACCGAGGATGAGATCGGACTTCGGTACGAGATCACCCCTCCATCCTGGGCAGATAAATACATTGAGACGATCGAGCGCGGCGACGTGCGAGGATCGTCTTTTATTTTCCGCGCGATCAAGGAAGAATGGGACGAATCGAACCCGGACATGCCAATCCGAACCGTGGTGGAGGCAGAACTGTTCGAGGTGAGCCCCGTCACCCGGCCGGCATACCCGCAATCCAGCGTCGGCATCCGCAGCGAACAGGATTTCCGGGAAGAGTTGGCCAAACGGTTTGGTTCTGAGAGACTTCGGTTTTTGGCCGAACAGCAACGCGCAAGAGAACTCCAGCTTTTGAAACTTAAATTCTGAGAGGTGTTGACCATGAGCTTGGTTGATCTGCTTCAAAAACGTGCCAATTTGTGGGAACAGGCCAAGGCCATCCACGACCGATCCGTCGAAGAAAAGCGGGCTTTGCACGCAGACGAAGAAGAACAGTATAACCGTTTGATTGAAGAGATCGACGGTCTGACGGCCACCATCGAGCGTGAAAAGCGCATGGAGGAACAGCGGGCTACCATGGAAGCGGCCGCGTTCCACAAAAAGCAGGGGAAGAAGAAGGACGAACAACGGCAAGTGCCGGTCTTGGAGACCGAAGAGTACCGGAGCGCGTATCAAAACTGGCTGAAGTTAGGTGTTCAGGGCCTGGATGATGAGCAGCGTTCCATCTTGGAGCAGGGGCGCCAGTCGCTTGAATCCCGGGCCTTGTCGGCTGTGACCGGATCTGCGGGCGGATACACGGTGCCGCAAGGGTTCTACAACGAAATCATCGAGGCGATGAAGACTTTCGGCGGAATGCGCCAAGTTCGCTATACGTCGGTGCGTACTGCTGCAGGGAATGATCTGCCGATTCCGACGAACGACGACACCGCCAACAAGGGCGCAATCGTCAACGAAAACACGCCTGCCGGCAACGCGACCGATCTCACCTTCGGTCAAAAGATTCTGAAGGCGCACAAGTACACGTCCAAGACCATCCTGGTCCCGATCGAGCTCCTGCAAGATTCCGCGTTCGACATCGAGGCGTTCATCCGTCGGAAGATTGCCGAGCGCATCGGCCGCATCCTGAACGAACACTTCACCGTCGGCTCGGGCACCGGGGAACCGCAGGGGGTTATCACGGGAGCGTCGCTGGGTAAGTCCGCCGCCTCGGGTCAAACCAATTCGATCACCTACGAAGACCTGGTCGATCTCCAGCATTCGGTTGACCCGGCCTACCGCGTCAACGCGGAATGGATGCTCAACGACGGAACTCTGAAGGCCATCCGCAAACTCAAAGACGGAAACGGCGTTCCGCTGTGGCAACCTTCCCTGACCGTCGGCGAACCGGATATGATCCTCGGCAAGCGCTACGTGATCAACAACGACGTGCCGGAACTGGGCGCGGGTGCCAAGTCGATCCTGTTCGGCGACTTCTCCAACTACTTCATCCGTGACGTCATGGATCTGATGATCGTGCGTATCGCCGAGAAGTACATCGAGAGCGGGCAAATCGGGTTCATCGCGTTCAGCCGCCACGACGGGCTGCTGGTGGATGCCGGCCAAGGCCCGATCAAGTACTTCCAAAACGCCGCAAGCTAATGGGGTGGGTGATTTCCACCCCTTTTCTCTCATCGGGAGGTGATTGCCGTGAAACAAAAAGTCAAGATGCTGACCAGCATGGCCGGTGTTGACTTCTCCTATACCCCTGGGCAAATCGTAGAAGTCCCTGCTGACGTCGCGCGAGCATGGCACGACGCCCATCTGGCTGTGATCGTGGAGGAAGACGAAACGGAAGCGAAACCTGAAAAGCCGGCCACCAACCCGAAACACAAGAAGAAGGCGGGCGAGGACGATGGCGCTGAAAATGATAACGGCACCGGCAGAAGAACCGGTAAGTCTGGACGAGGTAAAAACGTATCTGAGGATTGATGGTACGGACTTCGATATGCTGCTAGCTGGTCTGATCAGGGCGGCCAGAGAATACTGCGAAAACTTCCAGAACCGTGCTTTCGTCACGCAAACATGGGAACTGACCCTGGATGATTGGCCTCGCTTCCCATTGAAGCTGCCGAAACCGCCACTCCAATCTGTATCCAGTTTCATTTACACAGACAAAGACGGGGCGGCAACTATGTGGGATGAGTCAAATTACATTGTCGATTCAGATTCTGAACCGGGGCGAATTGTACTGGCTTACAATGTTTCTCTGCCCTCTGTAACGCTTCAGCCAGTCAATGGCATTCGAATAAGGTTCACAGCAGGATATGGAACTGCAGCAGCTGTGCCGGAAAACGTAAAGCAGGCCATGATGATCTTCGTGGCCAGCCGGTTTGAGAATCCGGAAAAGAACGATGTTCCTGATGTGGTCCACTCGCTTCTTTGGCCGGAGAGGATGGTGCCTGTATGACTCCGGGGGCGCTCCGCCACAGAATTACGTTGCAGCAAATGACCGATGGAGCCAGCGACTGGATCGATGTGGCGAAGGTCTGGGCAGATATTCGTGCAGTGAGTGCGAAAGAGAAGATCGATCGAGCAGACGCGGAGCAGATCATCACCCATCGGATCACCATTCGGCATCGATCGGACGTGAAATCCGTCATGCGGGTATTATACGGGGGCAGGCTGTTTGGCATCGAATCAGCTTTGGATCCGGACGAACGCAGGCGTTGGCTGGTTTTGGAATGCGAGGAGCTGCATTCGCTAATTGATACCGTCACGGTGAAGCGAAAAGAGAGGGTCAAAGATGGACGAAACGTTGTCACATCAACAGATCTGCCTCCCCGAGACGTACAGGCGTGTATCGTGGATGTGCAATATGGCTATGAGCAACAAGGCAATGATCCCGTGAACTGGGAGAAAAAAGCCACGGTGGACTTTGAACTGGGTGAGGATGTACGCGAGGGAGACACGATTACGCTTTCAGCTCACGGTGATTTTTTTGTTACGCAAGCGCGACCAGGGAAGCACTTTCTGCAGGTAGTCGCGATCCAGGAAAGGCGGGGCGCTGAATGAACTTATCAATGGAACAGTTTGAGCGAAAACTGCGCCTTTTGAGTGAGCGTGAAATGGCCAAAATCGAGAGACGAATCATGCAGCGGCTCGGAACGGCGTTTCTGAAAGCGGTCCGGGATCAACTCCGGAAGATGGGGTTTGTGGATACGAAGAAAACAATACAATCATTTACGCGCGGAAAGCATGGGAATGTATGGAAGTATGACAGAGATCGGGACGCGATTACGTTGGAAGTAGGATCTTGGTACTTTATCGCGCGTTTCCTCGAAGAAGGGTACTCCATCAAAGAGGGTCATTTCGTTCCAGGACGATTTGAAAATGGGAAGTTCGTCTATGACCCTGCTGCCAAGTTCACAAAACACGGAGTGGGAATCTGGATGAAGCCTCGTACTTTTATCGGGCGTAACTACATTGACATAACGCTTCAAGGTTTCCAAGGCGGGATGAGCGCCCTTATTGACCAGCAGCTCCAAAAAGAATTGAAAAGGGTGTTTGGCTGATGGAACGCGACCTGTCGTGTATCGTTGACCTTGTCCATGAAGCGTATCCAGATTTGGAGATCCTGACCGACTATGAGGAATGGCTGGCTGGAAACTTCAAGCCGCCGACCGCGTTTGTACAAACGCAAGCGGTCACTGAGAGAGGGAATACCCTGACTAGCTATAAGGTGATCGCTGACGCGGGGATTGTGCTGCACCACAGGAAAGAAAAGGGCATCTTCCTGCCAATCTCGACCGAGCCGCTCCGCGCGATCCTTCGCCGCGAACGGTACAGCTACAAAGGAAAAACCGACGGGCTGTACATCGACATCGATCCCAGCACGTTGGATATTCGGACTGAAAAAAAGGATCGGACCGAGATTACCTTCCGGTTTGAATACACCTTGGCCATTCCCAAACAGCCAGTGGAAAAAATCAATTTCTTTGATATAGAGGAGGTGTAATCAGTGGCTAAGGAGAGAACTGAAAAAGAACCCGGGGAAATTAGACGAACCAAACGCGAGTGGATCGATGCGGGCGCCGCGATTCTGAAAGCAGAACGCTTTGAGATTGCCGGCGCCCTTTATGATGTCAAGGATGATGAGCTTGTCGCAGAGTCTGTGGTGAAAAACAAACTGAAAGCATATCGAGGCGGTGATAAAAAATGACCATTCAGCGTGAACGCCCTGGTGTAACCATCGAGATGATCGCGAAAGCTCAAGAACGCGTACTGCCGAAGAGCGGTGTGGTGCTTGTGCCGTATCAGGCGGAATGGGGCGAGCCGGATGCGATCGTCCGGATGAGCGGATATGAAGAGCGGATTGCCGAGACGTTTGGTTTGGTTGATGTGATGGAATTGGCGGCGGAAAGCGGGGCCACCATCTTAGGCTACCGGATGACCAACGGAAATGCGGTGGCGGCCAGCTACAGCCAGCCCGGGGCGATGACGATTACGGCGCGTTATCCGGGGCTGCTCGGCAACGAGATCAGCATTTCCATTGCCGATTCCACAGCTGAACCCGGCAAAAAAGAACTGGTGGTCAAGGGGCCGGTCAGTACGGAAAAATTCTCCTTTGCCGATGTAGATGAACTGGTTACCAAAACGGAGCAATCGATTTACGTCCGTGTACGCAAAGAAGGTGACGCGGCAGTTGCTGACGTGGCCCAGACCAACTTGACGGGGGGAGTTTCGGGCAGCGAGGAACTCACTTCTGTTGACGCGACCAAGCTGTTCAACGCCGTAGCCGGCAGCGACTTTGATGCGATGTATCTGCCGTTCGACGACCCGGCGATTCAAGCTGCGGCCAAGCAGTTTATGGCGGATCGTCGCACCCTGAGCAAGAAAATGAGCACGTTGGTCATCGGCGGTCCGGCGGCGGACGATACGGACATGACCAAGCACGCGGAGCGCTCCGTCGCGCAAAACGCCCGCTATGTGGTCAACTGCGCGATTGCTGGCACGCACAACAACGGGAAGACTTACGGCAGCTTGCAGTGGGCTGCATGGGTAGCGGGGATGATTGCCGCGACGCCTGCCGACCAGTCGCTGACGGCCGTCGTGGTGCCGCTGAAAAAAGCAGCCAAAGACTGGGGGCA